GGCAAACGTTCGGGGGTTCATCGAGCAAGTTTGTACGTTGATGATCCAACGACCGGCGACAGCTTCCCGCACGACGGACATTGCCACAGCGTTTGGTGCCAAGATCAGATCGGCCTGGATGTTGTCGCCCGTTCGGTTGCGCGTGGCGCCACGGTAGATAAATGACAGGTAGCTGAAATTTTGACCGCTGAGGCGAATGCGCTCGCCGGGTTTGCCGTTTTGGTAACGGTGCTGGACGCGCCCGGAACGGTTTGTAACCGTGATGAAATTGGTGATTGCTTGGATTGTCATCAGCGCAGACCGATGCGGGAACGTTGGCTACGGCTGTTTCGCAAGGTGCTCATTGAGCGGTTGTAGCCACCCTCTGCACCTTGGCGTGCGGCAAGTGCGCTGAATTCGCGGACCTGCTCGACCGTTGCATACTCCACGTTATTGATGACCACGGTTTCGAGCGTATAAGTGTTGTGGCCGCCGCTGCTCATGCCGCCGCCAGATGCACTGCTGTCGGGAATGACGTTGGAACCACGGGCGCCAGCGCTGTAACGAGCCATTGCACCAGTCATCCTGCTGGCGGGAATGATGTACTCGGGTTCACCGCCTTCGCCCACCATTGCGCGGGTGGGTCCAGTGACAAAGCCTCCTGTTGCAAAGCCTGGCGTAACGGTCGGCGCAAGATTTGGCGTATATGCGCTTCCGGCTAAATCCAGTCCTGCTGTGCGTTGCATAAATGCCGCATTTCCAGCAGGTGTCCTAGGTTCGACGCCCTGATTATTACCGCCGCTGGCGAGACCGGCGAAGATTTTGGCGATACCGATGGCGATGTACATGCCGATCATGCGGGTGCCTTCTTGAATAAGAATGTCCCCAACGCTCTTGAGGAAGTCGGCAAATACCTGTTGGGCATTCTTGGTGCCCTCAATTAACCCGACAATCCCTTGACTCATCGAGTTAGCAATAGCGTTACCGATACCATCGGCCACGCGAACTGCAAGTGCTTCAAGATCTTTAAGTTCATCTTCACTTCTACTAATAAAGTTCTGCAGCCTTTGACCCGGAACAACATCTGTAACACCAGCGCGTGCTTCTTCAGCTTTGGTTGTGACCCCTTGTCTAATTTCTTTTAACCTATCAAGAATGTCTTTAAACTCATCGTTATCTAATGCTTCAACAGTTTTAATCACATTGTCAAGAAGTCGTAGTTGAGCTTCCTCCATTTGATTGATTACAGCGAGCTGCTCAGCTAGCTCGGGTTTAATACCTTCACGTAGCAGTTCTCCGTATTCACGCTCGTATGCAGCACGATCTTTTTGCTGTTTAATAAGATCGTTAAATTGCTTAAGACTATCCGCGCCGGGAGCAAGTAGTGCCTGAGCTAACTGCAAATCTTCGTTCTTAAGGCCGTTAATTTGCTGTAGTTTTTGTATTTGCTGTTGGTAAATAAGCAACTGTTTGTTTGCCGCAGTTTCTGCGGCACTTGCTGCTCCAGAGGTATCTGTAAGACCAGGCAACGCGGCCATAGGTTGTAGCCGTGCATTCTGTATACCTTTAAACGCTGCGTCTACTTGTTTACTTAAAGCATCAAATTCACCAAACGTAATAGAGGCCCTTTTGACTACAGTTTCATAGAATTGTAGGTCTGCCGGTGTAAGCGTTCCGGGCTTCAGTTTTTCTTGTTCCAGTGCGGCTTTCGCAGGATAATACTCAGCACGAGCTGCGGCTTTTTGCTCTTCAATACGAGCTTTAAGTGCAAATACTTGACGATCTAGTTCTTTCTTAGATGCCTCTTCGTTTTGACGACGAATTTGGTCATTGATTTTGGCGACTCTAATCTTACTATCTTCGTTTGCACGGTTGATGCGTAGAGCATTATCGTATTTGTACCGTTCGATTTGGGTCTGAGCTTTTGCATACTGCAGCTGAGCTTGTTCTTGCGCTGCACGAGCTTCTTCTTCAACGGCCATGCGACCGGTACGGTAGTTTTCAACGGCGGTCTGAACCGTGTTTATGATTTCTGCCTGCTCTGGATCAGCAGACAATGCGCCAGTAATCGAACGCTGCAGCTGCCGTTCACGGTCAAGCAACCGCTGTGTTTGAAGCTCCTCTTGGCGAATCTTGTTTATATAGTCAAGCTCTTGCTCACGCATTCTCATGCGAGCATCTTCTAAACGTCGGGCTGCTTGTAAATCAAAATCTGCTTGTGTGCGCGTTGCTGCACGCACCATGTCAATGCGCTGTTCGTCATAGGCACGTTGTGCATCCGCGACGCGCTTATTGTTATCTTGGATGGCATTAAACAAATCGGCAGCGTTTTTAAGAAGGATTTGCTTTTCGTTTTCTGCAAATTTAAGGCGCTTCTGCTCTTCTATTTTTAGTGCTTTCTCGCGTAATTCACTTGTGCCAGTAGCAGCGCCAGCTCGAAGCTGTTTAATCTCTTGTTCAAACTTTTTAAGGCGTTCTGCGGCGTCCGCCTCTTTATTTATTATGTCTCGCTGTTCCTTGCTCTTACCTACCATTTCCTGTAAATATCCCGTGCGAACTTTTGCAAGCTCTACAAGTTCGTATTCAGTTTTAATCTGTTTGTCTAGTTCTGCAAGCTGGTTTTCATATTCGGCAGTGCCTTTTAATGATTGTTCGTATAGAGCGTCGCCTACTTGCCTAGCTCCAGGGATAAGGTTTATGAGATTTCCTATCGAAGTTGCAATACCATTAAAGAGAAAGAATATAGCCTGCACTCCGCGCAAGGCTGCGTTTAAGATAAAAATGAACGGCCCCGCAAGAATTCCTAAAGTCGTACCTACTGCTTTGGTAACACCGTTCCAGGCTTTTTGAAGTTCGTTGACAGCAGCGGCCGCACCCTGTCCGGCGAGACCGCCAACATCGCCGGTTTGCGCGGTTACAGCTGTAGTAAGTAAATTGCTGGCTTGCGATGTACCGCCGCTTTCTTTAGCAAGGCGTACCTGTTTCTCAAGTTCTGCGGTGAAATAAATACCCTCTTCGCGGATCTTGCTGAAGTTGTCACCGACCGTTGCCAATGTGTTTGACAAGCGTGCGGCCGCTGCTACCGCTTGATCTAAGGCTTGACCGAGGGCACCGCCAAGAATCTGGCCGCCAAATCCTGAACCAACAAATGAACCAAGTACCGAACCGGCTACGCTGCCGGCACCTCCACCGAACAACAAAGGAAAGCCGGCGCCAAGGGCCAAACTTTCGCCCATCTTTCCGATGGATTTTTTAGTTGCCTTAAAACTTGGGGATTCCAATGGGCCGTCTGTTCTAAAACCTCCTGGGGGTTTAGAGGCACCTAGAGCAACTCTCGATCTTTGCCGAAGTATGTCTACAGACCGAGCAAGTTGTGTATTGTACTCTTCTTCCAGTTTATTTTGTTTTTTCTGGAAAGTCATATTTTCCAGTGCTGCGTCAATCTGAGTTTTACCCAGTTCTAGGTGTAATCCTGTGGTATCTTTAATCTCCGCTTGCATTGTACTGGCAGCATCTATAGCACTCTCAAATAAATTTGTCTGACTGTCTAAAGTTTCTTTTACAGCTTTTCCAAGTCCTGTGTCTCCTAACGCTTTACCCGCTTCATAGGTAGCTTCAGCGGCTGTCTTCATTGCTGGGCCGAACGCCATTGCAGCTACAACAGCTGCACCCATTGCGGTCGGAATATCGCCTATACCTTGAAGAATGTGGTTAATTATTTCTGGAATACCGCCTAAAGCATCATTAAATGCTCCACCAAGTTTTTCGACCGCATTGACGACTGTTTCTCCGGCAACGTTCTGTATTGCACCTAAAGGACCAGTATGTGCCGTCATACCAGCGGCAACATCCCCGGCGGCGGTAGATGCGGCTACGGCGCCTTTTCCTAGAGCAAGTGTTCCGGCTGCTAAACCACCTCGAATCAGTGCGTTTTGTGTACCTGTTTGTACTTGTTGAGCAACATTTTGTGCAGCATTTTTTATCTCTGCAGACTTGCCAAACGTAACGGCGTCAAATATTGCGTCTCTTATTGCCGTCTCTTTCTTTCGCCGCTGTTCGACCAACGCCAAACGTTCGTTCTCTAGCTGTATTGACTGCCGAAGAGATTCATCACGAATGCGCGCAATACCTATCTCAACGTCCCTCAACTCCTTTGCGATGTCTGCAACCTCACGGAAGTTCGCCGCTCCAGCCCTGTTTTGAGCTACAGGGCCTATTACTGAAGCGTACGCATCAGGTGCGCCGCGTAGCTTGGCGTAGTGCGCTAAGCGGGCGGAACGCGCTTGTGAAGCGTCGTTTTCTGCTCGCGCCAGATCGCGCAAAGCACCCGCTTGTTCAATTAGTTCCTCTGTTACCCCCTGCTCACGTAAAATCTGGTCTTGAATAAGATCGTTTTGTCGCTGGCGGGCCGCATTTGCCAAGCCCAAGGCGCGTACATATTGCGTGACTGCGTCAGTTTCATCGGTTGTACCGGCAGTTACCCGATTTAGATTTCTTACTGTCTCGTCAAGACTTCTATTGAACGACTTTAATGACGTGTTAGGTCCAAATCTCCGTTTTTCTATCTCGTCTAAACGTCTTGATAGCTCGTTTGTACTTGTGTTTAGGCGATCTAGAGCCTGCTGGCCTTGGACGGCAACATTGATGCTAGCTGTGTAATTTGCGGCCACCGCTGCTCTGCCAGGCTTCTAAACAGTCTACGCAACAAAAAAGCCGCCGGGTTAACGGCGGCGGCGGGCTTTTTCAAATTCCTTTCCCTGGTCCTCGTTAAGGATCTGGAAATAGGCGCTCCAGCCGATTAGCTCTTCGGCTGTCATGGTGGTGCGAACTTCGGTAAGACTTAGCCCCAGCTCTTTGGCGACGCCAAACTGGAGCATGAGCCAACTGTCTTTTCGAAGTTCGGCCGCTAGTTTTTTGGATCAATCGGCTCGGCATCATCGGTAAGGATTGCCAGCATCAGTGCCTGGAGATCCTTGTCCTTGACCTCGTTTTTGAGCACGTCGATTTCGCCGGCACTGAATAGCTTGCTGCCGGATTCGTCCAGTGCTTTGGCGATCAGCAGTTGAAGCGCAAATGCGTTGGCGTCATCCGACTTGGCTTGTTTTTGGGCGCGTTCGCGCTCAGCCATTGTCAGGGGAGCCACCCACATTTCAAACTTGCTGCCGTCAGACAGCTCAACAGTTTTCTTTACGGGCTCCAAGTTGGCTGCCTTCTTGAGGCGGTCAATGGCGCGGACTGGAACAGGCATAACCATTTGTGGTTTGGTTCTACTGTAGCGGACTAGAAGCAATAAAAAACCCCGGCTTTCGCCGGGGCTCGTCCCCTTTGGTCAAACTATCAGGCAGAAGTGCTGAAGTCGAAGGTCGGGGTTGCAGCAGGACGGAAGTTGACGGTTACAGATTGAGCGTCATCAGGGTTGACGTTCAAGCTGGCGGAAGTCAGGGTTGCGTCGAAGCTGATCGAGCGGCTTAGGTTGTCGCTCAAGTTGCCGCCGCTATACACACGGTCGATGTACAGCTTGAAGGCGGCACCGGTTTGTTGACGCTGGAGCACGTCTTCGATCATCCGGTTACCCAGGGCAGCATCCTCGTTGGTCATGTAGACCGTTGCGGTGCCGGTGCCGTCGCCAAAACCAGCGATGTAGCTGCGGAAAGGCACGTACTGGCCGGGGGTTTGGCCGATGGTGGTCACGTCGATTTCGGCGCGAGTCACCTCAAAGCTCCAGTCGCGGACTTGGCCGACAACTGCAAACTCGGCATAAGCAACTTGGAACTCGTTGGGAGCAGCTGCCGTGCCAACATCGGTGATGTCAACAGCAGAACCACCTGCGGTTGCGGACACCTGCAGCGCACCAGTCGATGCAGCGTAGGAAATCACGTAATAGGTGGTAGACAGCGACAGACCGGCGGGAAGGGTGCCGGAACCAGCGCCGCCGGTTTGGCTGTTGACAATGCTGAACTGGACGGGATCACCGACCTTCAGATTGAGGTAGGTCTCAATCGTGATGGTGTCGGTGGCGGTGGCCACGCCGGAAGTACCGAACGTACCGGTGGTTCCAGCGGGTTTGTAGTAGAGGGCGCCGGACGTGCCGGACAGAACGGTGGTGGCCATTGGCTTACCAAAGACGACTTGTGGGCGGGCACTGCCCGGCTTAATACAGGTTAGCGCCTGTTACTAAGCATTACCTACGACAACACAGTCGCAACGTAAGAAGTATCAATCCGACCCACAAAATGCGGCGCGTCATCCGTTGCGGAAAATGTGGGGCCGTTAATTTCTCCCACACGGAAGAAAACGCCGCTAGTGGTTTTTGCGGTGTCGTTCAATGTTTCCAGCACGTTGGCGGCAGTGGTTAGAAGCGTCTGGTTGCGAGCAGGGCCGCGTCCTTTTTCCGTAAAAATGCGGATAACAATTGCACCACGGGCGTTATCAACGCTGCTACTAAGCGTGGGCTCGTTGGTAATGCCGAAAGTAACATTGACGCGAACGTATTCGGTAGTGGTATTAGGTGGGACGGCTGTGATGTTGTCGAAATAGACAGGAACAGCAGGACTTAATCCGCTGAACGCAGACAACAGAGGGTTTTCGACGGCAGCGCGGATCGCTTGGTAGTTCATTTAGACCCTCTGGCTTTGCCAAAACCCCGTTGTACTCCCCGGGCAAGATCGTTGCTTAGGGCGCCGCCGACGTTGTACGTGGGCCACCAGTCAAGGGGCGCCGTACTGATTGCAAATCCCTCGCCGGAGCTGACCTCACCGCGTCGTGCGCCAGTGCGTTTACCTGTAGCCACAGGGTCTTTAATTGGATATTTGTTTTGATCTAGTTGGCTAATAAATCTGCCCTCAACAAGATCCATTGCTTCGGCGGCGTGGTCGGCACCGTTGACGATCTGGAACCATACGCCTGAGGATTTGAACTTAGTTTTTGGTACGTTGCGAAGATCGTACTTATACAAACCCTGGTTGCTGCGCGGTTTGCCTGGGGATTGCCCTTGCTCTACTGCATACCAAGCAGACGAAAACTCACCGCTGTAACCGGGGCCAGCTTCGACAAGGCCGTTCATGATTTCAACGCAAGCGGTTCTGGCTGCGTTTACCGTCGCTTCCTCAATGTCCTTGACCAGAAACTTGATGTCGCGTGCCATTACTGCGGCCTCACGATCAGGGTGTGCATGACGGGATTGTCGCCTCGATAGCTGGTGATAGCGACGATCTTGGCTTCGCGGGTAACGCCAGCCTGGGTGTACTGGATGCGGTCGGCTTCGGTTGGGTAGTAAGTGCCAAGCTCGCTGGTGCCGATAATGACGCGCACGTCGGTTGCTTGGTACAACCCCTCGGATTCACGTGGATCGAGTCGCATAATCACGCCTTTTACGGTGACAGTCGTGTCGTCACCAGTTACGGCGCCAGTCGTAGGATCGTAAGTGCGGGGAGTGGCGGTCTTGATATACGTGATGTTTTGACCCCAGTCCGCAAGGATTGAGGTCGGGAGTGGGGCAAATGTGGTGTCGATTAGGCCCATGTCACCCCCGGAATAGGCGGACTGCGTAATTGGTGGCGCCGCCCATGCAGTACGGACCCAGGTAAGTCTGCAGCCAGGGGTACAGGTCAAACACGTTGTTGACCATGCCTGGGGTCATGGAGCTGTCTTTGTACTTCACCTTCAACTCGCCCAGTTCCACTTGCTCGTACAAACCAGTCGTGCCGGTGCTACCGGTGATGGCGTCGGTGTCGTTGGCAAAGGCGCGGGCCAGCTCGTATGTCGCAACCTTGATTGACGCGGGAATCGCCGTGCAGACCCAGGCAATGCCGTCAACCTTGTAGTCCTCGCGGGGCCACTTCAGCGCTTGGGTTTCGGTGCAACGGTCGCCGTAAAAGCTCAACGCGTCGATCCAGCGGGTGGCGGAAATGATGGCGCGGTTTTTCTGATCGTCGGTTTTGTCGTCCCAGGTGCTCGAATCCGGCACCGTTTCAAAATAGGTGTTGGCTTCCGCCAGCGTCACGTAGCTGTTGGCCGACGCGCCCTTCAGAGTGGCATCAATAGTCGCGGCCACAGTTACATCAGTCTTTGTTTGAGTCTAGCGCCGCTACGCGATCTTCTCGCTTTGGCTGGTGGAGCAAGAATTTTTGCGTGGTAAACATGTGCTCCATCCATTTCAAGCTCGGCAACACGCTCTAGGTGGTCGCCGTAGGTAATGTCCTCGTGCCAGCGGCGATTATTCTGTAACACGTAGAGCCTTACCAGTTTCATGCCCGCTCGCAAAATCTCCGACGCTGAAACCAGCGTAAAGGTCGCAGCACCTAAAACCAATCCTGCTCTTCCTGGTAAGGAAGTAAGGAAACTTGAAGATGTTGCGCTTGAGGTGCGGCGGCTTCGGGAAGAAGAAAATCTTGATATTGCTGCTATCGGGCAGCAACTTCAAGTCAGTTACGACGTGATGAACCAGCTCATCCTGCAGTCGTACAAGAGCACGATGAATACTCCTGTGGTGTTTGAAGTGCAGGAAAAGATTCGCCTCGGTATTGAGGAGTAGGTAATAAAAAAGGCCCCCGTTTGGGGGCCTTCTGCTTGTCCTGAAGATCAGGCGTAAGCAGTGGTGTCGAACGGGGTGTTGACCAGCAGACGGGCCACGGGGACCATCTTGGTGGTGCTGAACACCAGGTTCCAGGAACCAGTTGCGGCAAGGTTGCCGGAGGTGGCAGCGTTGGTGGGGTTGTCGCCAGCGGCGGCCCACTTGGTGCCGGTGATGTGGTAGCCGTAGTGGTAATCCACAGCCAGCACGTCCTGCATGGACAGGATGTTGCGGTCTGCAGCAAGGCGCAGATCCTGTTGAATGCCCTCGCTGACAACGCCAGACTTGAACAGGTAGACCGGATACTTCACCGCGTGGGTGGAAGTGCCGCCGGTCAGATAGGTCAGTTGGTCGTCGATAACGACGCGCAGACCAGCGAAGAAGGGCACTTCGGTGGAACGGACGCCAACACCGCCACCACCCCAGGTCACGGCGCCAGAAGCGGCCAGTGCGGAGGTGCTGAAGGTCAGCATTCCAACCTGTTGCAGGTAGTAAGCAACGTTGGAGTGCATTGCGATCGAGTCAAGCTCGTCGCCGCGCTCGCCCAGTTTTGCCTTGGTGGAAACCACGTTGGCAACGTTCAGGAAGTTGGCCTCGGTCATGGAACCGGGGACACCAGCGAACGACTTGTCGCTTTGGTTGGGGCCAAGGACGCCAGCGCCGGAAATGCCGCCAAACAGACCAAGCAGTTGAGCCGACAGGGTGCCGGTCTTCAGCTTGTTGATGGCAGCGGTCAGCTGGTCGCGGACGTGAGCCAAAGGATCGGCGCCAGAACCGAGCTTGCTCAGGTCGTCTGCGGCGTAGGCAAAACCACGGTGCAGCAGGGTCATGATCTGCTCGTCGGCAGTCACGTTCGAGGGAACGAGATAACCGCCGCCACCACCCCAGGTGCTGTTGCTAAGGATTTGGGTCTCGCTAGGTGCGATGGGGTCAAAGAAGGGCACGCGCACGCGAGTGCCGCCAGCACGTGCATCAAGGGCAGCGTTGCGCTGGATGATGCCGCTTTGGACCCACTTGGACTGCTCGAAAATGCCTTCAGAGGTGTACTGAAGGAATTCGGGGCGAGTAACAAGGTTCGAGAGGAATGTTCCTCCCGAGTAGTTGCCGTTAAAGGCAGACATGGTTAGCTCCGGTGGAGTTGTTTACGGGGTTGCGCCCCACAGGGGCTTACTTGCCGGCTTCTGCTTTCAACAACCTGGCTTTGTCGGGATTGTCAGCCAGCATCATCATTTGCTGGGTAACATTCCAGCCCTCTTGGGACCAGGGGTTGGCTTGGCCGGGAAGTGCGGTGGCGCGGGCACTACCCGCTACACCCATGCCTGCGCGATTCGTAGCAGCAAAATGATGCTCGTAACCACTGCCAGGGTTTTTTAAGTTGGCGATATACTCGCCAACCGGAACTTCCACACCGCCAACAACAGCCACAGGCTGTCCATCTTTGGTGCGTAGGTTCTCTTGCACTAAACGATACAACTGATCAGGTGCCAATGCACCAGCGTTGGAAAGTTGAGCGATGGCAGCCGATTTCACTTGTTCTTGTGTGAAATTGGCTTCCATAGATGCGATCTTACTGTCACGCTCACCTAGTTGCTGTTTGAGATCTGCAACCGTGTCTTGCGCTTGCTCCCACAACGTGCGGAATTCGCCTGATTCCGCCAACTTGGTCGTTTGTGCTTGCTCTTGAGCTTGCTTTAGCTCTTCGAGTTGTTGCTGGATCGTTTCACGGTTTTCGCGGTCCTTGCGGCGTTCGGCAATAAGCTCCTGGTTTTTCGCACGAAGGGCTTCGATTTGAGCGGCCAAATCCGAGCTTTCAACCACAGGTTGAGGAGCAGCAGCCTCCACAGGAGTTACTGATGCTTGCTGTTCTTCAGGCACAGTGTTGTGTTACATGAACTGTTCTAGTTTACGACAGAAGAGTTAATAGGTGCCATCGTCAAACTCTGCGGTGTCGGACACTGCAACTTCCCCGTCGGTAACAGTGATGTTGGTTCCAGCGGTCACGCTTGCTGGGTCGCCTTGGTCGCCTTTGGGGATTGTGAAATTGAAGATTGCGGCGGTACTGCTGCCGCTGTTGGTTACAACAACATTGCTGCCGGCAGACCCGGTCGTGACGGAACCGACAGTGATGGTTGCGGCTGTGCCGGCAGGTCCTTGGGCGCCAGTTTCACCTTGAGGACCTTCGGGACCTGTGGCACCGGTCGCGCCGGTGTCACCTTGGATGCCCTGTTCGCCCTGGATGCCTTGATCACCCTGCGGGCCTTGGGGTCCGGTCGCACCAGTTGGTCCGGTATCGCCTTGGGGGCCTTGGGGTCCGGTGTCGCCTTGGATGCCTTGTGGACCTTGCGGGCCGGTGGCACCTGTTGCGCCCGTAGCGCCAGCGTCGCCGCGTGGAATCGTGAAGTTGAAGACGGCGGCTTCGGATGTGCCGACATTCGTGACGCTGGCGTCGGTACCGGCATCGCCAGTCGTGGTAGTGCCGACGGAAATGGTTGCGGCGCTACCGCTGCCACTTCCACCTAGATTCCCGCCGACTGTTAGCTGACTAATTTCGGTGCGGGTGGCAAGCTCAATGCCGTCACCCCAGTCGCTTGCCTTGGGGCCGTAAATCGTCAGGCTGTCGGTGTCGATATACCAGTCGCCGTCGGTGCCGAGGTTTGCGGCGGGGGCGCCTTTGCCCGAATGGATGGTGTTGAGGTTGTCTACACGCTGGGTTAGACGGACTAATGCCGTGACCTGCGCCAGGGTGAGTTCTTTGGTGGCCATCAGCGGCTAAGCAGGTCAATTAGACGGTCAACCTGATTTGGCTCCAGTGCTTCTTGGCGGGCTTGCATGTCCTCGTCGCCTGTGTTTTCGGCGGCTTCGGGTAAGGCCAAGGCGTTTTCGGTGCTGGCGGTAAGCTCGTCTTCGATGTTGATGTTGTCGGGCAGGATTTCGCCGCGTCGCAGGATTTCAAGCAGCATCGCGTCGCTAATCTTGCCTAACTCGTTCAGTTGGGTCAGAACAGACACGTCTTGACCAATCAGGCGGTAGTAATCGAAATCGCGGTCAATTGTGATTTCGGGCGGTTCCAAGCCCACGTACTGCGCGGCAAAGGCAAAGGCTTGGTTGAGGGCGCTTTCCAGCTCTTGGCTGATGATCGACAGCACGCTGTTGCCTTGGGCTTGGTCGATGCGCTTGGCTTCGGCGGATTCAGCAACAAATTTTTGGCCGAACAGCTTGGTAAAGCCCAAACTGGACATTTGCATCTCTAGGGACTGGAGTTCATTTGCTTGGGCGTCGAAGCTGGTCGCGTCGGCCTGCACGTAATACGCCTTGTTGCCCGGTTGCATAGCAATGGCGTAGTTGACGCCCATCGTTGCGCTGCCAGTCGTGTCGTCCCAGCCCTCAAGAACCAGCGTGGGCATTGCAGCGATGTGCAAGGCGTGAATTAGGTCGGCTTGGCGTTGGTAGTGGGTCAGGTTGAGGTTGGCGATGTCCAGCAGCGGCGGCAAGGACTGCAACATGCCCCGACGGTTGCTGTAAATCGGCACCAGGGGGATTTCGGGCAGGCTGTAGTCGCCGGTTTCACTGAACTCAACAACGTCTTGACCCAGCGTGTACAGGTCGTACTTGCCGGGGTAGATCACCCGCATTTGCTCGATTTGTTCCTCGCCAAAGTCGTTTAGAGGGCGGGTCGTGTACTCGTGGATGCGGACTTGAGTAAGGGGTGCGCCAGGCATGGTGCTGGCTTGACGCCATCCCCAGATTTGGGCGGCATCGACGTGGATGAAGTACGGGCGGCGGCCTTGGGCGCGTTCTTCCGCAAGATTTCGCGCTCCCATTGCTGCGGGGTAGTCCACCAAGATTGCGCTGTGGCCGTAGGTGAGGCTGCTAACGAGGGCGCGGCGGGCATACTCGTTGATATTTGAACCGATGCCGTCGATGTTTTGCGCTAAATCCAGCCAGTACTGATCACCCTCGATGTGGATGGGTTTACGGAGAATTGCGCCAGCGGCGGTTTCGATTAGACGGCTTGTATATGGGCTAAGGACGCTGCGGGCAACGCGGGTTTCGTATGCGTCGTCGTCCTCGCGGGGTTCTTGGGGCAGATATTTCTCGCTTTGGTCGCGCAAATACTCGGTGCCGTTGGTCACGGCGGCCATCACGCTCCAGGCGGTCATCATTGCGATGACATCTAGGCTGCGGACGAACGGGGACTCGCTGACTACAGCTCCTGTAGGTGGGATGTTGGCGCTGTAGACCACGGCTTGACTCCTACTTTGTACCTATTTTGGCAGGTTAATCACCCTCGTCTTCGTCCTCTTCCTCGATAGGAATTAGGACTTCTATGCCTTGGGCTACTTTGGCGACAAATGCGCCAAGGATTGCCGGGCTTTGAGGAGTGGGAAACACAAAAGTCGCGGTGGTTGTGCCCTCCTCGGCGTCAACCTCGATATGGATACAACCGCCGCTGACTGTTTCGATCATTAGCCGTGATATGCAACAGCAATAATTGGAACAACACTGGGAGTTCCAGAGCTGATGGATGCAATACGCATACGGATGCGATTAGAGGGTTTACCGCTGTAGTAGTAGGCAAACTGACCGTTGCTATTGATAGTTTTGCTGGTGTCGAGTTCGAACCAGGTGCCGCCGCCGTTGAATTGGGCTTCAAAGGCCAAGGTGAAGTTGGCGCTGCCTGTCACGATTGCGGCGAAAGTGAACTCGCTGCTGTCGGCGTGGACTTCCAGCGCGTCGTTCACAGAGGTGAGGGGGGTCGATTCGTGGTGTTCGACCAGATTGGTGCCGCGAGAGATGGTGAGGGCCATTATTTCCTCCGTTTTTTGGCGGTCTTAGCTGCTTTTTTGAAGGCAGCGGCGGTGGGGGCGCCCTTCGCGCCAGGCTTTCGCATCTTTTCGCCGGAACCGGCGGCAATGCGCTTGCGCTTCGCGTTGATGTTGCTGTACAAGCCGCGTTTAGCCACTACTTTTTGCCTCCTTTTTTGGTGCCCTTAGGCTTTTTCTTGGTGCCGTAGTGACCGGGCATTGGCTTACACCTGCTACCACACACGATAGTTGGTTTTACCGAGGGCTTCTGGTTTGGCAAGATTGAAAGTTTGCAGGCAGAGGTAGCCCAAAGCGTCAAAAGCGTGGTCAACGCCAAGGTTTTTGTTGGGAAGACCTGTGCCGGGGGCGTAAGTCAACGTGCGGAGGGATTTGATTAGTTCTTTGCACTTGGGGTTGATAAACAGCCGGCGGGTTCCAGAGGCGTCGAGGAGGGCGGTGTTGACGCAGGTAATCTTGTCGCGGATTTTCCACGGGCTACGCGGACTGGACACCGTAAAGCCGGACTTACGCAAGATGTTGTGGTCGGTGGCGCCAACGCCGCTGGTCTTGCGGGCGCCACCCGTTGGGTCCGGGCACGTGATGATGCGACGCTCCACGCCGTAGCGGGATTGGATTTCTTCGCATAAATCCCAGGTGGTGGCGCCGCCGGTCATGATGATTTCGTCGAAAACCCACAGCACGTCGCCCTTTTTGACCGCGCAGATCGCGCTCATGGGGTCGATGTTGAAGTCCACCCCAATCAACAAGGGCAAAACGGGCAAATCTTGGACGGTTTTGTCGATGTTGTCGTCCGAGAAGCTGATGGCGACCAAGCCCGAGAGGTTTTCGAAGCTCGCCTCGAATTCTTGGCGGAAGGTGCGGGCGTCGAGTTGGGCGCGAGCAGCTTCGATCTCTTCCGGTGGGACGTTATCGCCGTCGATCGTCGTGAACTGCCACCGTTGCCAGTCCGGGTCGTCTTGTTCGCAATAGCACCAGAGGTCGTAAAACCAGCTCGCGGTGCCGTCTGGGGTGGAAATAAACAGTGCCCATCCCTGTTTGTCGGCTAACGCGGGTCGAATCACCTCAAACCAGACCTCGCTGGACATGAACGCGGCTTCGTCCAGCACCACGCCAGCCAAACTTCTACCTCGCAGGGCCATCGCGTTTTCCGTGCCCTTCAACTCGATCGTCGAGCCGTTCACCAGCTCAATCTTTAGGTCTGTCTCGTTCTTGCTCTTGATCCACGCCTTCGGGACCAGCTTTTTCATCACCTTCCAGGCAATGTCCTTCGCCATCCGGTATGTAGGGGCCGCGTAAAAGAATGTTTCGCCCGGCCTCTCGATCGCCCCACGCAGCAATTCGATGCATGACAGGTAGCTTTTCCCAAATCTTCGCCCGGCAACCAGGACCCGGAAGCGTTTACGGCTACTAAATACTT